ACCACTTACCCTGTCAATTGCAACAAATCCCTCTGGATTAGTCACTTTAAATCCATTTTTAGTCTTAATAAAAGTATCTGTCAATCCCTTAACACTATTTAGTTTCTTAACAATTTGCATTTTTGCATCAACTAACAAATTTTGAAAAGTGATGATCTGCTTTAAATTTCCTGTGTGTTTTTTGACTTCTCTTAGGTATTCCTTCTGCATATCAGTGTATTTCTTCTTACCAGCATCACTCTTGACCTTATCAATCTGTTTCTGTATTGAATCTACAACCCACTTCTCATATCCCTTTGCATGTGCGCTGGGATTTTTAATAATTTCTCCAGCACGAACCTTAGAGTTATTATAGGTTTTGAGGGATGCACCAGCAATCGCACCTGTCATACCATTTTGTACTGTTAGGAATTTTCTCAACCCATTCGCATTGATCTTCTGAAAGGTAGACCCAACTTGTGATAGTATTTTGGTAATACTCTCTGTTTCGGCCGCAGTAAATGTTGCTTTACCAGCGACATCTTTGTATGTTGCATCATCCATCCATACACTAGATGGTTTACTAAGACTAGAGATATTTGCACCAAATGATGCTTTCATTCCCTGTAGAGTCTTCCCTGAGTATGTGGTATGCCAAACTATACCTATCTTTGATTTGTTTATGATAGAGCCCAACTTGCTATCCACAGGAACAGCATATACAATGGTATTAGGCTGAAAGGTGAGATAAGACACTCCATCAATTTTTGTTTTTTCAACATCGTCCGTGTACATAAGATCACCTTGAAGTACCCCCTTTATGCCCAACTTGGAAAACTCTTTGAGTGCAATTTTGAATTTAGAATTAAGTGCGCCAGAGAGATCATCGTCAATCTCCTTGGTTGTTTTGTACAATTTTGGATTGACATTGAATACACTTTTCTTCGCCACAAAGAACTTACCGTCTTCTGGATCAATACCAGCGAATATAGCAGGGGCGCCATCCCACTTAACTGTCATATTTACAGAACTACGACTTGCACCAGACAACATATCTCGTAAAGACTGTAGAAAGTTAAGAGCAGCACGACCACCATCAACACCATAGTTGAGTATTTCATCCTCTAGATGTTCTAGGTGAAGGTTCTTGCCCCCCTTGTCTTCTAGTAATATTTCGTTAAAACTAATCATGGTTTAAAATCTGGATTTGGTACATAATCACACATTATATGTGATGGGTACAATCCTCCTTGTTTATTTCGTATATTGATCTTAAAGATATATAACTTAGTAACCACTTCTATGTCAAGTCTCTTAGCAGAACCCGGCTTTGGGTATAAAATAGTAACACTTTTGACTTTTGCAGAATCCATCATTCGGCGTCTGCTCATCTCGTAAAATTCTACCTTCTTTCCTTTTCTGTGTACCATGTAGTAACCATATCCAATACCTGTTACTAATAATTGAAGAAGGGCCCGCATATTTGTATTTCTTGTAGCGTTAACTTTTTGTTTTGCAGATTTCTTAGCACCTTTTTTATATTTGGTAAATATTTCAATAAACTGTTTTTCATCTATACCAAATATGTCAAGAATTCTTTTTGCATCTTTATTATCTATTTTACCTTTTTCAAACTGGTCAGCAGTGAAAATTTTACCCACACCAGCATTAAAGAATGTAACTGTACCACCAAATTTCAGAGACAGAAAATAAGATTTGCTGTCTGCCATAACCGTAACATCAGTTACTTTGTGGCCAATGTTTAATTCTCTACCACCAATTAAAGCACCAATATCTGTAAACTCTAGAGGGCGTCTAGTATTAGCAGCGCCCTCTAAAGATACTGTTATTTTATCATGTTTAGAAAGAATATCTCTATGCAGTTCTTTCATAAAATCTGGATACTTAAAATTCTCTGAAGTTTCACCCTCTGCAATATAAGTTTCTATATCTTTGGTAACTTCTCCCTCAAATGCAAATCCTGTACTTTTAGAACCACGGCCTCCTCTGGAACCTTCTCCTTCTGTTACCTTAAATCCATATTTTTTGGAAAGTGCTGGCAGATTAAAATCATCTGAAACAGACCGTGAAACTTTTACATTTTTAGGAGTAGAGGATTGTAGTGCAATTGGATCGGCCATACCGCTCTTAGAAACTATTTCATCAAACAATCCTTTTAATGATTCTTTATCATGAGGAATTTTCAGTGTATCTATCTCACCGCTAGATTTAGGTATTATATCATATGCCTCAGAGAACTGAAACTTATTATTTAATACTTTTCTATCCTTCATTTGATGGACATATCTCTGTAGTGACATCCAAGTTCTCCATGTTTATTCTATTTATACTATTGTGTCCAGTTGTCACGATTGTAATAATATTTTAGAATTTCAGACGTAACACTCTTATCTTTTGTTATGTTCTCAATACCACCAAACCCTGGCATACTATTTACTTCAAGTATATAGGGTTGGTCTTTTTCTCTATTCTTTGATGGAAGAAAATCTACACCAACTAATTCACCTTCCACCATCTCAGCAGCCCTCAATGAGTCTTTAGTTTCTAGTTCAGTGAGTTCAATAGAACTTGTTTCTGCGCCTAATGAAGCATTACTTCTAGCGTCACCAGAAATAACATCTCTCCTCATCGCAGCCAAAACATTTCCATCGTGAACAATAACCCTAACATCATATATAATTTTAATATACTCTTGCACTATAAGGTCTATATTCTTTGATAATAAAGAAAGCATTTGTACAGTTGGATGTAACGATCTCATACTTTCAACAATTACAACACCAACACCTGTTTGACTGCCACTTGATGCTTTTAAAATTACAGGAAATTTAAATCCAGAGGCAACTCGTTCTGCATCATCTGAATATGTTATAGGTCTAGTCTTAGGAGTTTTGAGTTTATTCATTCTGAACATCTCATTACAATAATATTTACTACTACACATATTCCAAGTTTTTAGAGTTGGTATTGTTTTAAATCCCTTATCTTCCAGAAGGTTTATCATATCAACCCATCGCCTATTTGCAGTAAAACCCATAGTTCCAAGACCTCTAGGAAATATCAAAGTGTCTTCTGGATTAATTTCAAAAGGTTTTTGCATATCTATCTCACCATCTTCTGTAGGTTTGACAGAAAGTCCCGTCTTTTCATCAAAAGGAAAAGAGTGAATAAAAAGTTTTCCCTTCTCCTCTGAAATATAACAACCAGAATATTCTGCATGAAAGATATCAATGTTATTTTTCTTGGCAGCTTTTGTTATTAACAGATAATCAGGAGCTTCGTCTTTACCAACATCCCGCAAGTTTTCGTGAGAGTTATGAAACATCACAAGTTTGTATGGTTCTTCTTTTGCTTCTGTTATGAATTTCTTGAACTTACCCATATGCTATTCTTTCTTCTTACCAATATTATATTTGGTTTCTAAAGTCCAATCATCTTTTTCTTTAAACGATAAAACTTTAATTTGACTTAACGGCGCAACTGGTTCTGCATTACCCATGATATCTACTAGGCCCCAATCAGATAGAAGGTTAGCAATTGTATTTCTACGTGCAACATCATTCTCTGATAGGTTAGTTTCTTTACCATCCAATGCAAACAACTCTTTAAAATGCACAATAAAGTACCTACCCTGTTTATGTAATATATGACAGGATTGATATAGTTTTCGTTCTTTTCTTGAAGCAACTCCAATTCGTGATAGTGTCTCACGTACCTTTAGAAAATCATCTGGTTCTTTCAAACCAATTTCTAACATCTGCTCCTGTGTCCAATTAAATTCTTCCATTATTTGTTCCACCCTTATTTAATTTTGTTTTTATGGCAGAAATTTGTTCATCACTTAGTATATCAAGAGCCGACTTGGCCTTTTCATTATTATATCCATAGAACTCTTTAACATACTCTAGATTCTTTAATTTCTTCGCCTTCATCCAAGGTGTAAATCTTTTTCTTGGTCTGAGACTATTTATTAAAAAATCAAACTGTAGTTTCTTGTCTAGGTGGTGATATTGATTAATTTCGTTAACTAATTGGATTGTGTCGGGGAAAGGAGCAAGACACTTATTAACAATAAACGGTGCATACTTTTTAGTCCACTGCTCATCCTCAGAATCAAGAAGAGGCTCTTTAGTGTGATTTATCGCATTTAGATAGTCTTTTAACTCATAAGTCATAAGCTTCTTCCCAACTCATCATATCAACAATCTGCTGATCTTCACGATTAGCACGATCTAACATTACCAAATCATTACGTAATTGTAAAGGTTCCATTTTATAAATTTTTTGCAATCTTGGTTTATCTAACATACAAAACCAGTATGCAACCTCTTCTGCATGTTCTCCAATTAAATCTTTAACTACTTGTCTATCATCTACCAAACCACCTTGTGGCATAAAATAAGCAGTACCATAGACAGAGTGAAACAGGCCAGCATCTTGTAAATATTCTGAAGCACCTAACTCTTTTAATTTTTCACTTGTGCCTATAAGATGCTCTAGTAAAGTTCTTCCAGAATGTTTTACTCTATCAGAACCTATAGATTTAAGAAAATCAATCTTTATAGAAGTCGAGTCCTGCACGATTAAATCCTTTGACATTGCTTTTGAAAACTATGACATATCTCAATTCATGACATGATCTAATAACAGATTGCCCTTGGTGGGGCAAGTAAGCATCAAATACAACCAAACGATTAGGCCGACAATCTACTAACTTATCTAAAGTATAATTAGGTGTTCCAGTATCTATCTCATCAGCATCATAAATGTAAGTGCCCCCACCCCATTCTGGTTTCCAATTCATGTTTGGATAATAGATCATAGTAAAATCACCATCATCATAATGAATATTTGGTTCAATACCAAATGTGTGGGCGTTCATGTATATACGTACATAGTCATCAACACGATACTTTTCTTCAAAATTATATTTTTGTTTAAAAGTATCCCATATAGGAAGCAGCCAGTCAAAACCATTTTCAATTATTTCTTCATCAGTTTTTCCACCGAAACGAGTCCAATGATAACCTACTTTATTTTTATCAGATTTCCAATGACCATACTGCCATCCTATTTTTTTCATTTCATTATCGATAAGTTCTGCATGATGCTGTTCCAAAACATTATCATAAACATCAATAACTCTATCACTACTCATTTGAATTTTCCTCTCGCCATGATCTCTGTCAGACAAGCCAACATATTTATTTCTTGGTCTGCAACAAAAGCTGACTTGTATTGATACTCACCCAATATAACGACAGCATGAGGTATACTGCTCCCATCCAGATGAACGTAAAGATGATCATAGATATTGCGAAAGATGCGTACAGGATCATTATCAAGATTGTCAACAACCCATTTTCGTACATTAGTAAATTCCTTATTCTTCATTACAGCCATTAGTTCCTTCATATTTAGTGAGGAAATATTGACTAGAATACCAGCATCTATTTTACCAGAAACAGAATACCGCTGAAGTTCGTTTAATACACGCCTCCAATCAGGAAAGTGATTATTAATAACTTCTGCAACAACACGCTTATCATAGTCTACTTGTTGCTCATCTAAAATCGTAATAGTACGGTCAAAGAATTGAGCTGCAAGTTCCTGTTTCTCAGAATTAGGAATTGTAAAATCAATTACAGTACAACGAGAGCGCAATGGATCGATCAAACGATTCTTATAATTGCACGTTAGAATAAACCCACAGTTCTTATGGAACTCTTCTATAAAACCACGCAAAGCTGGTTGTGTAGATTGTGGATTTAGATAATCTGCCTCATCAAGAATAAGATATTTGCGACCACCATGTAGAGACACAGTAGAAGCAAAGTTTTTGATTTTGGTTCTAAGCACATCAATACCTGATTCCTCAGAACCGTTAATCATCATATAGGTAGCATCTAACTCATCCAACATTGCTTTTGCAATTGTGGTTTTACCTACACCAGCACCGCCAGATAAAGTTAGATTTGGTACATTACCCTTCTTAACAAACTCAGAAAAAGTTTTCTTTAGTTCTTTAGGTAGTATACATGTCTCAACATCTTTCGGCCGATATTGTTCGACCCATAAAAAAGATTCCATAATATAAATTCCTATCAAGCATTAGCGGTATAAGAAGACTCAGGCTCTAGAGCAATATAATATTCAACATCAATAGAAGAATTTTTAAATCTACTGATTTTTTTAGCTGACATTTCTACATCATACGTGCCTGGAATAATCTTGAGATTTTCAACCTTAAACCAAAACTTATACTTTGCATCATTTTTATCAACATCAAGAGGAGTCTCATAATCATTTGCAGTACTGTTTTTCTTATCAGTAACTTTCAACTTACCATTTTCCAGTAACATATCAGGAGCTCCAATAATAGAAGCTGCTCTCTGTACTTCTGAAAGAGTAGAACTAGTCAATTTATAAGTAATTTCTTTTGAGGGCATAGATATTTCTTTTTGTGGAGTTGTCACAACTGAAGGATCAGAATACCAATACTTGAGTGAATTTCCTACAGAACCTTCTTCAGTGATTAATACATAATCTTCTTTAAAATCTAGTTCTGGTTTTGTAAACAGAGAAAGAGCTGCAAGGAATTCGTTGAGATCATAAATCGCAAATTCTTTAGGAAAGTTCTCTGTTACGGTAGCGTTTGCAATAATATTTTTCATTGCAGACATGGTAGAAATTTTACTACCTTCTTTAATCACCAAATTTTGGTTGATCGTTGAAAAGTTTTTTAGGACTTCTTTAGTTTCGTTAGTTAGTTTCATTTTCACTATTCTCCATTGAATTAATGTGTAAAGCTATAATACCATAATGTATTACCTTTAGCAAGTCACTTCTGGACTTACCATTCTTTTTTCCATACCGTTGTGCATACTTGAGTATGTTCCCGATACAAAAACCTTCACCGTGTCCACCATCGATGATGAACTCTGTAGCTTGAAACCTGTTCTTACTATAGTGTTCATCATAAGTGGAGTCGATATAATCGCACAATTCTTTAAGAGCAATGTCTTCATTGTACTTGTAGTCAATCTTCAAATTTTTCATCTTAACCAATAAGACTCTTAGCCTGAACATCTTCATTAGGCGTAATGTTGATATTTGCAGAGAACGTCCTACGTTCGCCTTCACCAAAGAAGGGCATTACACCATGTCGCATCCAAGCAGGGAACATAATCAAAGTGCCAACTTCTGGTTTAACATATTCTTCTGTGATAGGACGGAGCATATTAACATCTCGCATACCATTTGTGCCCCATTGCAGATATGTAAATCCATCAACTGCACCAGATGCACCATTAAGTCCTGCAAAGTTTTCAGCTGGATTATCAAGTGCTTCGATTTGTGGTGGAACCTTTAGATATAGGATACAAGACAGTCCCATAGAGGTTCGTGTGCCGTGATCATGCATAGGGTTATAGTCACCTTCATAACTATGAATAGTCCACATAGTTTGAATGTCAGTTTCTACATTCATATTGATAGCGTGTTTCACGTAGTCTTTACCTAATCGACAAAGAACACTTGAAAATTGCTCACCCACACCATCATTGTGAGGGAAGTTCCATTGTGCAGATCGTTCGTCACGATTGATTTGACCGACTAATCCTTGAGACTGATCACTACGAGCAGGAATAATTTCATCATCGATATGAGAATTCAATTCATCGATAACATCCGAAGGAATTTCAGCTCGCATAATATGTACTGCCAATTTAGGACGCATACTAATAGCCATACCACCAGCATTACTACCTGATGGTTCATCTGGAGTTGGTGTTGCAAATCGTGGGGTAGAACCAAAATCTTCTGATTCTGTTACTGTAACATCCGATTTTACGTCAGGGTCTCTAGCATTAACAATTGAACTTACATTATTATTTGCATTAATTATATTTTTTCTTAAAATTTTAGATTCTTCTGTTGGTGTTGGATTAATTTCTTCAATTGAAATTTTGTCTTTTGGTGTTCCATCTGGATTAGCTTCTTTTGCAATAGCTCCGTCCTGTAAACCGCCGGGTGGCAAATCAAATATTCTGACCATAATATCTCCTTCATTATATTATTATAATACAGGAAAAGGGACTAAAAGTAAAGTCCCTTTTCCCATTTATTTAAGAAACTACTTCACTTCAATTAGCTTAGGTTTCTTTTCTTCTGGAACAATCTGCTCTAGTTCTATTGTGAGCATACCGTTCTCTAGTTTTGCACCGTTTACTACGATGTCATCTGCAAGAGTGAACTTTCTGTCAAACTTGCGATAAGAAATCCCACGATGAAAAGTAAAATCATCTTTGGGTTCTTCTTTCTTGTCTGATCTAACCGATAGAGTACTATCGGCTACTTCCACCTCGATATCGTCCTTACTGAATCCAGCAAGGGCCATAACGATTGTATAGTTATAGTCACCGCCTTTTTGAATGTTGTATGGTGGAAACCCTGTAGAGGTTACGCTGTTATCA